GTCAATCACATAAACTCTTGGCCAATGTCGGCATAAAAGCATATATAGACGAGCGTTTGAAGCTCCTTGGATCTGAGAAGATCGCAACGCAAGATGAAGTGTTGCAATACCTAACTTCTGTCATGCGTGGAGAGGAACAAGAAAAAACACTCATCGGAATTGGTGAACTTGGTCAAGAGATCGTAGATATCGATGTGAGCGCTAAAGACAGAATCAAGGCTGCAGAACTCCTTGGCAAGCGATTCAGGATGTGGACAGAGAAAGTTGAAACAGACACCACACAGACGGTTGTGATTGATGTAGGTGGTTGGGATGACGATCAAACTTAACATCAACCCATCAAAAGTATTCAATAGACACATTTACGATCATCTGTTTGACTACGACACATTCACAGAGGTGCATTATGGTGGGGCTTCGTCTGGTAAGAGCCACGGTGTTTTTCAAAAGATTGTCATTAAGGCACTGAGAGACTGGAAGAAACCACGCAAGATTCTTGTGCTTCGGAAAGTCGGTGCTACTGTTCGTGACTCAGTCTTTGCAGATGTGCAAGCAACGTTGTCATACTTTGGCATTCTGAACATGTGTAAAATCAACATGTCTGCATTTCGTATAGAGCTGCCAAATGGAGCAGAGTTTATCTTCAAGGGTATGGATAACCCAGAGAAGATAAAATCCATCAAGGGCATCTCTGATGTGGTCATGGAAGAAGCGTCAGAGTTTACTCTTGACGACTACACACAGCTCACGCTTCGTCTACGGGATAAAGCGCATAAGCAAAAGCAAATATACTTAATGTTTAACCCTGTTTCCAAAGCAAACTGGGTTTATAATGCGTTTTTTGTCAAAAAGCCAAAAAACACAGTCGTATATCAGACGACATACAAAGATAATCGCTTTTTGGACGCTCTTACAAGGGAAAACATCGAGGAATTGGCAAATCGCAATGAAGCGTACTACAAAATTTACGCTCTGGGCGAATTTGCGACACTTGACAAGCTGGTTTTCCCAAAATACACAAAAGCGCTGCTAAACAAAGACGAATTAAGGCATATCACATCTTATTTTGGCCTTGACTATGGGTTTATTAACCACCCAAGCGCATTTATGCACGTCAAAATTGATGACGACCGTAAAAAGCTGTACGTTGTCGAGGAATATGTAAAAAAAGGACTGACAAATGACAAGATCGCAGAGAGTATTACCGCCCTTGGGTATGCGAAGGAGCAAATTCGAGCTGATTCAGCGGAAAAGAAATCGAACCAAGAGCTTCGCAACCTTGGTATCAGTCGAGTCATCGATGTCAAGAAGGGTGCTGGATCAGTCATGCAAGGAATCCAGTATCTCTTACAGTATGAGTGGATTGTAGATGAAAGATGTGTGAAGACTATCGAAGAGTTAGAGAACTACACATGGAAGAAAGACAAGGCTACAAATGAGTACATCAATGAGCCTGTCGATAGCTACAACCACTGTTTGGATGCGATACGTTATGCGATCCAAGACAAGATCACTAAATCAAAAATCAAAACATTTAAAGGGGGCTTTTAATTGACCAAAGTCAGAATAAACAACAAGCGACTGCTGACTGTACCAGTAAATACTGAGGTGACTGCACAGATCGTAACAGAGGCAATTCGCTTGCATTTGGGCAAACTCGTACCGACCTATCGAGAAAACGAAAACTTATATCTATCAGATCACAAGATCCTGCATGCTATAGCTAAAGATACATGGAAACCTGACAATCGTCTAGTTATCAACTACGCAAAATATATCGTGGACATGTTCAACGGTTATTTCATTGGTATTCCAGCCACTGTATCGCATGACGATCAAGTGATTAGTGACTATGTCAACGATTTTAGAAAATACAATGATATGGAAGATAGCGAGAGCGAACTTTCCAAGCTGGTTGACATCTTTGGGCATGCGTTCTGGTATGTGTATCAAGATGAAGATGCCAACACTAGAGTTACATACAACAGCCCAATGAATATACTGATCGTGCATGACAACTCTGTTGCAGAGCGTCCTAAATTTGCCGTACGGTACATGATAGATGAAGAGACGGGCACTGGCACTGGTGAGGTTGTCACTGACACAGAAACAATCTATTTCACGCTTGATAATGCTGGTGATGTGAGCTTTGGCGAACGGACAAATCACATCTATTCTAAGTTGCCGATCATTGAAGTGATTGAGAATGAAGAGCGTCGAGGCATCTTTGAAAGCGTGAAGACATTGCTTAATGCACTCAATAAGGCAGTGAGTGAGAAGGCAAATGATGTCGATTATTTCGCAGATGCTTACTTGAAGATCATCGGTATGGAGTTAGATGACGAAGTAAGCTCCAGTATCCGTGACAATCGTGTATTCAACCTGTGGGGCGAAAGTGGTAGTCAGTTAGATGTTGACTTCCTGCAAAAACCAAATGCAGACCAGACACAAGAGAATCTTATCGTGTTGTTGCGTGATGCAATCTTTAACATATCGATGGTTGCCAATCTATCAGACAAAGACTTTGGCAACAGCTCTGGTACAGCTCTTGCTTATAAGTTGCAAGCAATGGACAATCTTGCCAAATCAAAAGACCGCAAAATGCAGTCTGGATTTAATCGATTGTATGAAGTTGTCTTGTCTGTACCAACTACACAAGTGCCAGCAGATGCATGGTCTGAGCTGAATTATAAATTCACTCGTAACGTTCCAAAAAACACACTGGAAGAAGCGCAGATCGTAAGCCAATTGAATGGTCAAGTGTCAGATGAAACTAAACTTTCTGTCTTGTCTATCGTCCAAGATCCAAAAGAAGAATTGGAGCGTATGGAAGAAGAGAGCAAGAAAGATAGCGCACTGTATCAGCAAATGGCTCTAAACGAGCGCATGAGCGATTTTGCAATTGCTGAAGGCACAGAGGAAGGCAACGAAGAGAAGGACGGTATAGAGAATGACAGAGACCGTCAGAAAGAATGATTACTGGCGCAACCGAATAGAGTTGGAGCAACGTGCAGCAATCAAACGTGATGAAGATTATGCAACCGAATTGAAGAAGATGCATGATTACTATTTCAACGAGATTGAGAAAGAAATCAGGACGTTTGTTGGTCGGTACGCTTCGAGAAATGGAGACATTCCTTATGCAGAGGTTATCGCAAGACTTGATGCGATGGATGTTGCTGCTTTTGCCGAAAAGGCCAAACGATACGTTGAAGAGAAAGACTTTGGTGTGATAGCTAACAGAGAGTTGGCTATCTACAACCTCAAGATGCGAGTATCAAGGCTTGAAGCATTGAAGCAAGAGCTTGACTTGCAAATGATTGCTCTCGCAAACGAAGAAGAAAAGAAGACTGAGAAGTTCTTGAAAGAAGAATACTTGCAAGGTCTGAGAAGCCAAGCGGGTATTCTGGGAGTCACAGAAAGCTCTACACTATCGACTGCGATGAATCAGGCTATAGATCGCAACTTTAATGGCGCTACTTGGTCTAGTCGAATCTGGGAGCGTCAAAATGCTCTTCGAGATATAGTCAAGAAAGCAACTGCTGACTTGCTCATTCTCGGAAAGAACCCAATACAGATTATTCCAAAGCTACGGAAAGAATTTGGTGTGTCTGCCTATCAAGCAAAACGCTTGGCAGTCACAGAAGGTTCACGAGTGGCGATGGCAGCGCAAAAAGAAATTTTAGAATCGCAAGATTATGAAGAATACGAATACATCGCAGAGCCAGGTGCTTGCAAGATATGCGCTCCGTTTGATGGAAAAATCTTCAAGGTATCCGAAATGGAATCTGGACGCAATTGCGCTCCGATGCATCCATTTTGTCGGTGTAGTGTTGCTTCTCATTATTCTGGCATTAGTGAAAAAGTTAAACAACAAACTAAAGCTGTTGATGAAGCGGAAAAAGAGGAAACTCACAGCTTCGGAGATTCTTTTGGAAAAGGTTTGGATTTAGCACAAAAAACATTACAAAATTTTGTTGACAATGCTAAAAAGTGGTATAATAATCACATAGAGAGCAGACTGACACCAGAAGAAATTGAACTTTCTCGCAACGTGCTGAAAGAGGTGATCAGTAATAGTGCATACTCTATGCGCTTTAAATCTGCGAATATTGACAAACTGATAGAATCTGGTAGATTCATGAATCAGTTTGAAACAGGTACAAGTGGCGGCGCTGTTAATACAAAATACAGAAGACAAGCCACAAATCAATTGTTTGGTTTATCTGGCAAACGCTTGAAGAAGTCTGAATTTGAAAAGTATGGTTATTTCGGCAATAAGGATGCTTACAAAGACTTTGTCCACAACTCGACGAGCTGGGGTGGTGTTGGTCAGTATGGTGATGTTATCATCCACTTTGCAAAAGATAAAGTTGCGAACAAGACAACATTCACAGTAAACAACAGTCTTGGCCCTGCAGTCTATCAGGAACTTGTTGCAGACAATCCAAATAGACCAAATTTGGTTGGTATTGATAAAGAGTTACTAAAAGAGACAGTGGATGCATTAAAAGCTGGAAACATAAAAACACCAGAAGAGGCAA